CAGTAAGATATTGGCAGCTTCTACGTCTGCAAGTGCTGTCAGAGGTATGTCGTTCAACATCCTCTTTCTCGACGAGTTCGCGTTTGTTCCAAATCACGTTGCTGACTCGTTCTTTGCATCTGTTTATCCTACTATTACTTCTGGTAAAAACACCAAAGTAATTATCGTGTCTACTCCACACGGTATGAATCACTTCTACCGTATGTGGCATGATGCAGAAAGAAGTAAAAATGAATATATCCCCACAGACGTTCACTGGTCAGAAGTTCCTGGTAGAGATGAAAAATGGAAAGCAACCACAATTGCAAATACCTCCGAACAGCAGTTCAAAGTTGAGTTTGAGTGTGAGTTTTTAGGATCCGTTAACACTCTTATTAATCCAGCAAAATTAAAAAACCTTGTATACGAGAATCCCATAAAAAGAAATGCAGGATTAGATATTTACGAAGATCCTCAGGAGAATCATGAATATCTTTTGACGATTGACGTGGCAAGAGGAATAGGAAATGATTATTCGGCATTTATTGTTTTTGACATAACACAGTTTCCGTATAAAGTGGTGGCGAAATATAGAAATAATGAAATTAAACCAATGTTATTTCCCAATATTATTAATGATGTTGGAAAAGGATATAATAATGCCTGGATATTAGTGGAAGTGAATGATATTGGAGATCAAGTGGCTTCTATCATGCATTATGATTTAGAATATGATAATATTCTTATGGCGGCAATGCGAGGGCGTGCCGGTCAAGTTGTAGGAACGGGGTTTAGTGGAAAGAAATCACAACTCGGTGTAAGAATGACTGCGGCAGTTAAGAAACTTGGATGCTCCAACCTAAAAACAATGATGGAGGATGATAAGTTACTGACTACAGATTATGAAATCATATCAGAACTTACAACTTTTGCACAGAAGGGAAATTCATTTGAAGCAGAAGAAGGGTGTAATGATGACTTGGCAATGTGTCTTGTTATATTCTCTTGGTTGGTGGCACAGGACTATTTTAAGGAGATGACAGAGAATGATGTTCGTAAGAGAATATACGAGGAACAAAGAAACCAAATAGAGCAGGATATGGCACCATTTGGATTTATAGAAACTGGTTTTGAAAATAATAATTTTGTGGATTCTGATGGTGATAGATGGTATACCGATGAATATGGTGATAGGTCTTATATGTGGGATTATATGTAATGGATACCAAAAATAAAGTTATAGATCTAATACGAATTGTTATTTGTTTTCAGTTAGTAATAGTTGGAGCAACTATTGGAGGTTGTTTTTTACCTGGTAGAACATGTGACTCTGACGTAAAACAACATATTGCTAATATGATGACAGTTATAACAACATCAACATTTGCATTATATGCAGCAGAAAAATAATGGACTTTGACAGTCAGATAAATTTAGAACATCTACTTTTTTATGATAGAGAATGTAGAACCTGCCATAGAACAAAAAATTTATTAGAGGATTTTTATCTTATAAGAAAAAATAGAGGAGCACTACCATCTTCTTATTCATATGAGTGTAAAGAGTGTACTATTGATAGAGTAAAGAGTAATAAGAAGTGTAGCAATGTTTGGGAATATCCTAATTGGTAGTTCATGCATCGTTTCCCCGCTGAAAATACCCTTTTCCATAAATATTTTTAGATAAATTTGGATTGCGAGGAAAAGCAAGATGCCACTAAACTTAGCATCTCCTGGAATTCTGATACGAGAAGTTGACCTCACCCAAGGTAGAGTTGATCCAACTTCTGATAAAATCGGCGGTCTTGTCGGTCCTTTTGCCAAGGGACCTGTGGGAACGATAACCAGGGTCAATACCGAAAACGATTTAGTTGAGTTATTCGGTCAACCATATGATACTGACTATCATTATGAAACCTGGTTAACGGCTTCTTCTTATCTTGCATATGGCGGGGTAATGAGTGTCATCAGAGCAGATGATACTAACCTCAAAAACGCAAATGATACAGGTGCCTCTATTAAGATTAAAAGCACCGAACATTATGAAGAACTGGGATATCCAACAACACCACTTGCCGGTGCCACGGTAATTGCCAAAAACCCAGGTTCTTGGGCAAATGATATTAGAGTTGCTATTATTGATGCTCAGGCAGATCAGAGAATAGGAGTTACCACCACCGACAATATTACCGTTGGACTTGGTGTAACTCAGACAATTTCTAAAGTAGTTTCTAATACCGGAACTGGTGCAGGAACAACTTCGCTGCTTGATGGGCATTTGAAAGGAATTGTTACGGGAGTTAATACAATTACCAGTACTGTTGACGTAAAAGTTGTTTCTCATGTTTCTTTAGGAGGAACTCATACCGCTGTTGATTATAACAATGTTTATAAATTTTCAACAGGAGTAGTTAATTTTCCAAACAGTGGAGCAGGAACAACATCTGCAACTATAGGTCGTGCTTTTGGTGGAACAACTGCTGTTCAACAAACTGCAGGTTTTGCTGTTACTTCATTCTTTAAGGGCAGCACGGCAGTTCTCGATCAACCAGGTGATTCATCACTATCTTCAACAGCTACTGCAATTGGTATTGCCACAGCTGGATTATCGGAAGTTGTTGGTACTAATAAGTTTATTGGAATTGGAACTGAAATTCTTGATGCTACAGGAGCATCTATTGGTGATGGACAAATTACAGGATTGACAAGAGGGCAACAAGGAACATCAGCACTTGAACATGCCGATGGTTCTACAATCACATTCTTCACTAGAAATGCCGGTGTTGGTACAGTAACCTCAACTATAACAAATTCTGCAACTTCAGTTGGTATAACAACATCTGCTGATATAAGTTCAAAAGTAAATGCGGGTGGTATTTTACAATTTCCAGCTGGTGAACTTACTTCAGTTAGTGAATTCTTTAATGGTGAAACAAGTTCAACTAGTGCTACTACCGCAGTTGATTGGTTTGGGGAACAAACATTAGCAGTAAGTTCACATACTGCTGGTGGAACTCAAACAACATCCACCATTAAGTGGAACACTATAGCAGATGCTCCAGGAACATCTTCTTTTGCTGCCGCAAGAGGAGCAAGAAATGATGAAATCCATGTTGTTGTTATTGATGGAAAAGGAACAATTACTGGAAATGCCGGAACCATTCTTGAAAAGCATCTGAATCTTTCCAAGGCATCCGATGCAGAATTCTCTGTAGGTGCTTCATCATACTGGAATAAGTATTTGGAAGTTAATTCCGAGTATATTTTTGCCGGTGCAGGAAAAGATTCTAGTGACCGTGTAAAAACAGGTTTTAATGGAACAGGATTTACTCAATTCTCAGATGGTGGATGGAATCAAAAGGCAGAAGATGCCGATGGTGCAAACATTTTTGATGCCGTTGGTCCTCTCAACCTTACCTTATCTGGTGGTAAGAATTATGATGGAGCATCAGATTTAAGTGCGACTGGAGCACTTAGTTCAGGACTTGGTGAATTAGTTTCCGGTTATGGTTTATTTGAAAATGATTCTGAGACTGATGTAGATTTCCTTCTCATGGGATCTGCAGCCTACGAATCACCCACGGCAAGCGCACTAGCAACCAAATTGATTGCTGTTGCAGAATTGAGAAAAGACGCAGTTGCATTTATTTCACCATATAGGTCGGCAGTTCTTAATACTGCTGCTCAAGGAAGTAATACTGCCGTAGATATAGAAACTGCTACTACAAATGTAATTAATTTCTTTGGTCCACTTACTTCTTCGTCTTATGCCGTATTTGATAGTGGTTATAAGTACATGTATGATAGATTTAATGATGTCTTTAGATATGTACCTTTGAATGGTGATATTGCCGGAACTTGTGCTAGAAACGATATCAATAACTTCCCATGGTTCTCACCTGCAGGAACTTCTAGAGGAACTATTCTTAATGCTGTAAAACTGGCATATAACCCAGGAAAACTCCAGAGAGATAGACTTTATTCTTCTAGAGTCAACCCAGTCATCTTCTCACCAGGATCCGGAATCATCCTATTTGGTGATAAGACTGGATTTGCCAAGGCATCCGCATTTGATCGTATTAATGTTCGTCGCCTTTTCATCTTCCTTGAAGATGCTATTGGTGCTGCGGCAAAAGATCAACTCTTTGAATTCAATGATGAAATCACAAGAGCAAACTTTGTAAATATTGTCGAACCTTTCCTTCGTGATGTTCAGGCGAAGAGAGGTATTACTGATTTTGTGGTTATTTGTGACGAAACAAATAACACTGCTGCGGTTATTGACAGTAACGAATTTGTTGCTGATATATACATCAAACCAGCAAGATCGATTAACTTCATCGGTCTTACATTTGTCGCCACTAGAACTGGCGTATCATTTGAAGAAGTCATCGGTTCCGTTTAATTTAGAGGTTTCCAACAATGGCAGAACGTTTACAACAAGAAACAATTCCTTTAAGGAAGATTAGTGATTTTAAATCTAAATTAACTGGTGGTGGTGCAAGACCCAATTTATTTGAAGTTGTCTTAGCATTCCCCACAGCGGTATCACCGGTTAATGAAAATGAAGTGCTCCAGAAGTCTAGATTTTTAGTCAAGGCAGCGGCACTCCCAGCATCAACAATTGCTCCAATTGATATTCCATTCAGAGGTCGTATTTTAAAAATTGCTGGTGATAGAACTTTTGAAACATGGACTATTACTGTTATGAACGATACTGATTTTATGATCAGATCGGCAATGGAAAAGTGGATGAATACCATTAACAAATTAGATGATGCAACTGGAATTCAAAATCCAGTTGATTATCAAACTGATGCCATGGTTCATCAACTTGATCGTGACGGATCTATTCTTAGATCTTATAAGTTCAAATCAATTTTCCCAACAAATATTTCTACAATTGATCTTAGTTATGAAACTACTGATACAATTGAAGAGTTTACTGTAGAAATGCAGGTTCATTATTGGGAAGCATTTAGAGGTTCTTCTCCTTCAGCTAACGGCGAAGATATCCAATAAATAGTAAGACAATAGACTAAAATAGTATTATAATATGGCACGCCTTTTTGGTTTTTCGGTAAGTGACACCGAGAAAAAATCACCATCANTTGTTTCCCCCGTTCCTCAAAATAATGAGGACGGGGTTGATAATTATATTTCNAGTGGTTTTTATGGTCANTACTTAGATATTGAAGGTGTTTACAGAACTGAATTTGANTTAATTAANAGATATCGTGAGATGGCACTTCATCCTGAAGCGGATGGTGCCATCGAAGATGTTGTCAATGAGGCAATCGTTAGTGATCTTTATGATTCTCCAATTGAAATAGAACTATCAAATCTCAATGCTAGTGACAAATTAAAAAATATTATTAGAGAAGAGTTTAAGAATATTAAGGATATCATGGACTTTGATAAAAAGTCTCATGAAATTTTTAGAAACTGGTATGTTGATGGAAGACTTTTTTATCTTAAAGTCATTGATCAAAAAAGACCAGAAGATGGTATACAAGACTTAAGGTATATTGATCCTTTAAAAATTCGTCATATTAGACAAGAGAAGAAAAAGAATAAGGCAAAATTAGGTCCCGATCTAGGACCTAAAGATAAAGATAAATTTCAGACACCAGAAATAGAAGAGTATTTTGTATATACTCCAAAACCAAGTTATCCAACCGGAACCATGGTTGGTGGTGGGGGAGTAAAAGGTATTAAGATTGCCAAAGATTCTATCACATATTGCACATCTGGTTTAGTTGATAGAAATAAGGGCAATGTTCTTTCATACCTTCATAAGGCAATCAAGTCACTTAATCAACTTAGAATGATTGAGGATTCACTGGTTATCTATCGTTTAAGTAGAGCACCAGAAAGAAGAATTTTTTATATTGATGTTGGTAATCTTCCCAAAGTAAAGGCAGAACAATACCTTAAAGAGGTAATGAGTCGTTATAGAAATAAGCAAGTCTATAATGCTCAGACCGGAGAAATTCGTGATGATCGCAA